CCCAATTATGAGCTGCACCATTAGAGGTTTTAGTTGTTACTGTACTTAGTAAGCGTGAAGGTTTTTGCTGTGCTAAAAAACGTACGTTATCTTCGAACGTTTCGATATATGCGTTATCAATTGTAATAGCCATTTGAGGCTCCTTAGTATAAAAAATAGTTTTGATTATTTCTCGGACTAAGTTTGTCTAGCTACCCGATACTTTTTAATATGGATAGCAGACCAATATGGCTACCTGCGTAATGGCAGTATAACGTATTTTTTTAATAAGTGTAAAGTAAAATAAACAAGGCAAAAAAAAGGTGCTCTATAAAGAACACCTAAAACCACAAGGATAAGTAAAAAACAATGAAATTACCGTTAAGAATAGTAACATACTTAACAGTTAAATCAACCGCTGCACCTCATCAAGTCGCGTATAACTGACAACAAGTAAGCTTCCTCAACCTCACAAGCCGCCTTGTCTTGAATAAAACCCGCTAATATTTCGTAGCAAATCTCACTTTCGTTCATGTACTTTAAGCCCCTTAGTAATCTTGCGTACCTCTGCGTTGAATCGTTCTCGCTCGGCTTCTTGCTCGTCATGGATGACTTGCGCGTCTTCCTTGGCTCTTTCATTTAGGCGCTTTTCCTTTTCAATAGAAAGTCTAGCCAAAATGATTCTAAGCTCACCCATACAGTTATTCAAATCAACATAACTCATAGAATGAATATCGACAGCCTGCGCAAAGTCTCTAACCTTTCTAGCTACCTTCATGCTGCTTTACCTGCTCTAAGTTTACGCAATCGCATAGCTTTGTCTTGTATTTCTTTATGGCGTGGGTGTGCTGTATTCCAGTATGGCCCGTCTCTGTTTTCCATAATTTCTGTTAACTGCGCGCTCGCTTCTGCTGGCGTCATAACTTGATTGCCACCATTATCAGCAACAGCATTAGAGCCTTCACCGCCGCCAATCTTTTGAGATAAAGCATGAAACCATTTAAGGGTCTGCCCGTCTACATTGCCAGCCTTAGCTAACTCGATAACACTTTCAGGTGCGCCAGTTGCTTCAAGCGCTGCTACTGCTTGGTTATTGTTTTGGTCAAATGCTGCGCCCCATTCTTTTTTAAGTGCGTCTCTGCTTTCTTGTTGTTGCGCTTGCTGTGTTTCGACTGCTGTAGCGTCCAACTGAGCAACCGACTTAACCAATGATTCAAATTGCTTGTTAGTCATGTCAGCATTCAAAGCAAGCTCTTTTAGATGGTCATAGCTACCTGTTACATCTTCTGGTATTGCATACCCGTTAGCATCGTCAGGTTTGCCCATGGCCTTAAACACGTTGGCGTAATCTTCCGGCGTTTCTGGCTTGTGCATTAGATTAGTTTTATTAATAATCTTTTGGTTAAAAGCCTCGATAGCTTCTTGACCTGCGTCTTCGCCTGGTATACGAATACTGTTACCGATATGTGATTGTGCATCAAGAAATTGTTTAGCTAGTGATCCAACATCTTTGACAGAATCAAAAGCTTTAGCGCCTCTGATATCTTCTGGCAAACTTGAGCGCCAATCATCGTTAGTATTAATATCCGCTTGTACTGCTGTTGCTTCGTTTGTTACGTTTTCTTCACTCATCATCAACCCTCAACAATTGACTAATATAAATAAATGCTTCACGCTTACCTAAATTGATATGCGTTTCGTTAGCATCGCCTTTCACAAAGATTTTATCAGGATTCAGCTCAGCCTGTAAATCTTGTAAAACCTTTTCACCGTTCGGTGTGTTAAATACCGCACGGTATAAACTCTTTAAGTCGTCAAAGTTATTCATTGCCGCCCTCTAATTCTTTTTGACCTTTACCAACTGCCTGCATAGCTTCGCCGCCCATCTTCATGTTTTCAGCTTCAAACTGTGCTTGCTGTTGTGCTGCTCGCTGCTCACGTAATGCTTGTACGTCTTCATCGCTATTTAAGTATGCCGCCGGTACATTCAAGTCATTACCTAAATTACGCGCCGCTTTATCTTGGTTGAATAGATCTAATACTTCCGGCTTAAACTGAGCAATACCACCCAATAGGCCTAAGTATCTTTCAACGTTCGCTATACCGTCCATTTTCTGACTACGCGATAACGAACCAACATAAGAAACATCTATATCGCCACCATTCTGCTTTAAGCTTTCGGGTAATTCTTTTAACTGACCACTTCTAAATAAGATATTTAACGTTCGGCTGATTAATGGATCAAGCAAGTCAGATTGTAAGCGGCCTAACGTTGGCCCTAAGGTTCTTTGCATTAACTCCATACGTGCCATTGTTTCTGTGGCTGTCATTGCTGGCGAGTCTTTAAGTTGTAGTTGATCCATATAAAAAGCTTTTTGGATAGACTGAACTAGGTCACTCTTTATTAGCTGGCCGACGTCAAACCTACCTGCTGACTCTAACGGCAGTAGCTTACTTGGGTCACGTACAATATTTAACCCTGCCGCCCTTAAATCTAAGTCACTTACAATATTATTCATAGTAGTAACCCATGATGGATCAATAGCCTTTTCAGCNCTACGCAATATCAACTCGACTAACTGGTTAAGCGTTAAAATATCGTTAAGCGCATTCATTGCAGGACTNTTACCCCACTTTGATTCGCTGGTCTTTCTCCATCTTGGCGCATAAGCTGGCATTTCATAATAACCACCCTCTTCACCTAATGTTTCACCACCTTCTTTCAATATATAACGGTACGCATAAGGACGCTTTTCAGGTGCTACTATTCCATCTACTTCGTCAATACCTTTACGTTTCCATATACAATAAACAACCTCAAGCCGGTCAGTTTTACCGCTAGCCTCTAAAGCATTAATCTTTTCGGGAACCTTATCCTCACCAAACTTACTAATAATTTGTGATGGCGTCCACATTAAACGACGGTAAAAGGTAGATATGCCGCCCTTGTGGTCTTCTTCAAAATAAGCCTCTTTAATTGGTACGGCTGAGAATGTTAACTCTATGTTTTCGCCGGTCAGCTCATCACCTGTGAATTCTTCTAACACTACCGATGTACCATAGTTAACTAAATCTGTATAGCACTCGCCTACTTCTAAGTTGAAATTTGATTCTTGCAAGGCGTTGTAAATTCTGTCTGCGGTATCGTCTAACCAATCTTTTGCCTCCTGTGTTTGGTTTANNTGNTCNACTCTAAANTGTAAANCAAACCACCTAAAAGCAGGTGANGTNATAGANCCATGAATACTNGCNGCCAGCGTTTGNGANGCGTTAATAGCTGTGCTGTCATATATTTCTCTTTTACGCCAATTCTGTTCATGCTCGCTTGTTTGGTTCTCAAAGAATTGACCGCGATATGGTGCAACAAACTTTTCTATAGTCTGCCATGTTGAATCAATAGTCTTTCGCTCGGCGGTTAAATGCTCAAGTCTTCTAATTATCTGCTCGTTTTTCATCCGTACGCCCTTTTAACTTTAATATTATTAACTGCTCTATTACCAATAGCAGTGGTTAAGTTTCTACGCCAAGCAATACTCATGTATCTAAAGCTGTCAGCAATATCACTAGCCCAGTCATGTAACGGGTTATCTTTAAAGCGCTGTAGCTTCTCGTCATACTCTTTACGATAACCTTGTAATCCGTCTATAAGCTTGCTTGTTTTAGTTTTATCAAACTTGGCTACTCGTATCATACCACGGGATGCGTTAATTCCATCCTCGCGTGATAAGTTAGGGCATATCTCAACGTAAAAGCCAAGCTCTGCCGCTTGGTCTGCTTTACTCTTACCGCTAAACTGTTCACGGTTAGCGCCATCATGCGGCCACCAATGTTCGTCATAATCATATGGTAGCTGTCTTAGTGTTTTTATCCATTCTGATATTGATATGTTACGACCAACAAGGAAGTCAATAATAACCGGGTTACCATCATCACCGCGCTGTGTGAATACAATAGACGTTTGGTCATTAATTCCAATATCCCAAAACGTTTGAACTCTTTTAAGTGGGTCATGCGGGTACTGCCCGAACCTATCAGACTGTTGTAAGTCTCTAAGCTCTGCCGTATAAAAAGCGCCTTCCATGCCGCCCTCCCACGAACAATAATACTCTTGCTGTATCTTTTCTTCACCCATACCCATTTCGCGCTCTTCTTCGATGTGCTCGGGGCGTATGACCGGTGAACCATCGGGGCGTTTAGTATCATCTATCGTTAGTGTTTGAGCAAACCATGTATCCATCTTATGTGCTGCATCAAATAACTTCTTGCCGTGATTGTTTCCGCGTGGCGTATAAATGAAAAAAGCCCATCCATCATTCTCATTTAAAATAGGCGATACGTAATCCCATGCTAGCGGGTTTGCAATAGAATACTCACTGAATATAATACCGATAGGATTAGAGCCAACCAAACTATCAAAGTTATCACTACCAACAACTTGATAGATTGAACCATTGTGCATCTCAATTGACATATCGCTTTCATTTTTCTTTTTACGCATCCATTCAGGAAAAGCCTGGTCAATCATGCGGCGACCATCCTTGTCAATCCCCTTCCATATAACTTTTCGACCTTGCGCCTGTGTCGGCAACATATGCCAAATAGTACCAACTCTTAACTGACTTGCTACTGCTGCAAAATTTAAACAAGTTGAATCTTTACCGCCTCTACGATGCCAAACACCCACACCACGTTTACGGTCTAAGCCACCTTTTAGCATGTAGTTAAGCATAGGCTGTTGATATTCTCTAGCTGCCCATGCGTTAGGTAAATTATGATCCACTCTTAATCCCTAGTGCTTCATGGTCAATATGTATATTAATATCTTGTACGTTGTCTTGCTCAACCTTATCAGTCCATTGAAACTGTTTAAGAGCAAATATCGCCCCTGTAGTGTTGCCGTTTTGCAGTAAAAACTCGTATTCAGACTCAATCAATGTACGTGCTTTTTTTATAATGTAAGAAAACTTTGGCCTTTCTTCATAGTCATACATTGACTGTCTTGAGCAAAAACCAAGATGCAACGCTAGACCAGTTATTGATATAAAAGGGATTTCTTGAGCCTCGCCGTTTTTGCGTAATATCTTAGTAGGTGGGTTAGCAAAGTATTGATCGATAGCTTCTTTCATCTTTTCGGGGTCGGTGTACTTTGCTGGCGCTCCACCTAGATTCTTTTTAGTCATAACTACCTCAACATAGTTAACTGTATTCCGCTGTAAATTCGCTTGTAAATACACCTGATTGTGGCGGCGTATTTGCGTAAAAATCATTTAGCATATCATTCAAAGCGCCTGTGTATCCTAGCCCCTCAAGGTATGCGAATAGTGAATCGTTGTATGTTCCGTATGGATAACCTTGTAATTCTAAGTATTGTCGCCAGCAATCCATTAAACTATCTGCTGTTGCACCATTATCTTGTAACCATTCCAGTTCCATATCATTTAATGAAGCTGGTGTTACACCTGTACTTAAATAAAAGTTATACTTCTTGTCGTTTAAACTCATGGCTTAATCCCTAATAAGTAACCTAACGCGGTTATTACCATACCACCAACTATAATAAAAAGCTTGCCGCGTGTTTCGTGCCAATCCTTAGACTTAGATAATATTGGCTTAGCGTACTCTTGAAACTCTCTAGTTTCTTTCTTGAATTGATCGTTATGCTTGCGCTCACTTTCTACTGTAGCAATATGCTGATAAAAAAGTGTAAATGATTCGCTCATTTTATTAATAGATTCTTCCATTTTAGCAAGTGCTTTTTGCGTATTTTCGCGGTCTTCCCTAATCGCGTTTATTAGCTGTTGGATTTCAGACATAAAAGTCAACCGTTGTTTTTACATTTAATTATGATTTTATCATAGTATTGCAAAATTAACACTATTGACTGAGAAACGCACAAAAGCATCAGACATAAGCCCGATAAAGTTACTAATTCGCCGGTAAGGTACAAGCGCAGCAATAAGGAAACTATGAGCGTACAAAGCAAGAATTTCGATATTGTTGTAAACAAATGTCTTGCTCTCTCCATAAGCACCGCCAACCCCGTAAAAATATGCATCGTAAGCAAGTGTAATTGATAGTAAAAGCATTGTAACACACGCAAAAATTACAAACCTATTACAAGGCATTACAAAAACCGTATAGCTATAGATAGCAAAAGTTAACAAGTACAACTCTGCCTCACTAAGTGGATCAAAAAAACTTGCCTCAAATAAAATACAACTCATAAAAAAAGCCACTAGATAAGCAGCTTTTCTAATCATTAAAGATACAATGGTGTAAGCAACAAAAAACACAACTGTTTTATTTAGTGCTGCCGTAAGGTTTAGGCTTGCGCTGCTCTGTCCCAGTATTTGTGTTGATTTTATACTCGCTTGACTTATCGCCTGCGCCTGTTGTGTTATTGCTTGATTTGTTACGCTTTCGCTTATTAAATGCAACCATTCTAAAATACTCATTGTTGTTTAAAGTCCTTGTATAATAACACTATTCTAAAATAGTAACAATATTGTTACTTATGCTTATTCTTAAAAGCTGCATAAATACCGCCTGGGGCAACAGCGGCCATAGCTGCCATAGGATCATAACCTTGTTGTACCATATAGAAAGCTAAGCCGTAACCTAGATAGCCAGTTATTTGCCTACCCATTTTGTGCAATGCATCAACCCAAGGCACTGTTTTAGTTTGTAACTCTAACGTGTAACGCTCTTGCTTTAGTTTTTCAATGTTGCCGTTTATCTCGTTACGCTTATCAGGGTCTTCAATTGCCTCTGAAATTAAATCTGTTGTTTTGTCAAATAGCCCGAACCAACTCATTATTTACACTCCAATAAAATTCTGTTTTTTTCTATCTCGCAATTAGCACGTTCATGCTCTCTTGCATGTTCGCTAAAAGCCCTGCAATCATCAATACTAGCNCCTGTAACTTCCTCTTTTGTTACTATGTGTGCACCGCCNCCACTTATAGCAGCNCTAGCCGCAGCAACCAAGATTAAATTTGTTGGCTTTTGCTCGTCACTCATTTAANACCATTTAACATATTATGAACTTGTGCTTCTGCTGTTTCTTTTTTTGTATCTATCCACTCAGTAGCTATGTTTTCAATTGATTTAACAGCGCCACCAGTAAAAATACTTGCTAATTTAGATAACATAACTAATACCTCTATTTAATTTGAAAGTGTGGCATATCAGTGAAACCTTTCCATAATCCA